GGCCGAATCAAAACATTTGCCACTGGTGGCTCCTTGGGTGCGGTGTTTCAACGAACCGCCGGCAAGGAGCCCCGACCGCGGTTGGTGTTAACTAGTGAATTAGCCCATGACTAGCTGACGTATGCTGAGCCCGACGGCATGATTTCCGGCCATCACTTCCACCGGCACCAGCGTCACGATCCGCTTGGCGATAGCGTCGTACCCGCTCGTCGGTGGGTGCAGTTCCGTATTGACGACGATCGGCAACGGCCCCACAGGACCACGCGTCTCGTAGGCCAAGAGGCGCCCCGTTACGCGCTGGTTCCACCGAGTCGGCGTAGCGACGCCAGCCGGGCGCTCGCGCTGCTCCGGCGCAGCGTCATCGGCCACGCGCGGGTTCGAGATGACGTACTCTGTTTGCCAATCCAGCGTGAGATCCTTGCGGATGAAGTCGGGCACGTAGTCGTCGGCCCAGTCGAGCGTTCGGTAGTCGGGCGTTGCTCCGGTGAGCGAGTGCGTGCCGATGGCGCGCACGATCTGCACTTGGTTGCCGACCGTAACGAGCGGGGTGACGCCGCTGGCCAGGGCGCTTTCTTGCGTCGCGCGCTGCGCGTTGTCTGCCTTTGCGCGCTGCGGGACGACGCCAGGCAGCGGGTAGCCGTCGAGCATCGCACCAGGGTCGTCCTGGCTGACCGACTGCCGCACGGCTGCGACGACCGCAGCGAGCTCAGATGGAACCGTCTCGCCGTTGAGGTACCAGATGACCGAGCTGCGCTGGTCGTTCAGCGTGGTCTGCGCGAGCGACGTAGCTGTGGCAAGCGCTACGTGCTGTCCGAACACGAAGCGGCTCGGCCGCATCTCGAGCGGGCCAGCCTTCTGCTGGCTGTGTGCGAGGAATAGGGCCGCGTTGGTCGCGTCGTACTGCGCGGCCGCAATGAAGTCGTACGTGCCAGGGTAGAGCACGTTGAGAACCGTTGCGATGGCCTCTACGGTGGACCCGTTGACGCCGCCGGTGAAATGGAAGCCGCCACCGGTGACCGCGGCTCCGCCTGTCGGCGTCGAGATGACGTTCGTTCCAACGGCCTTCGTCGCGTCCTGGTGGATGATGTAGTCGTTGCCGCGAACGCCTTTGGTGAAAACCGTAACGGTCACGACGCCGGAAGCGTTGGCCGCAGTGAACGGCCACCGCTGGTTCGCATTGATGGCCGACACGATCGACGCCGCGATCGTAGTGACCGTATCCGTGGTCGAAAAGCTGACCGATAGGTAGCGCCCGCCTAGCCAATACTGGAGCGTTCCCTGTGCGATGGGGTTCGTTCCCGACGAGAGCGTGATCGTGATTGTAACGGTCGCCGCAGCGACGCCGCCAGCGGACGATTCGATGACGCCAGCTCCAACGAGGTTGACACCGTCGACCGCGAGGGCCATGTAGGCCATGTTCGCGATCTCGCTGCGTGCTCCCCAGAAGTCGGCTGCGTCGTCAGAGTTGTTGACGGCCTTTACGTCTTGGTTGCCCGTAGCGCTTGCCAGAGGCGATGCGCCCGTAGCGGCCTGAATGCCGAGCATGAGGCACACGAGCGGGATCGATGCGGCGTTGATGGGACCGGAGCCGTACTTGACCTCGGCGACAACGCCGGGAACCTTCGACGTCGAGCTCCATCCGGCAATGATGACAGGTGCTTGACTCACGTATCACCAATGATCATGATGAATTGGCACATGAAAACCTGCTCCCATTGCAAAGTTGCGAAACCGCTAGATTGCTTCTTTAAACACAGACGCACGAAGGATGGTCTGTCGTTTCTGTGCAAGGATTGTTTCCGCGAGCGACACAAGAGCGGCGCCTGGAAGAAGACGCGCAACCCTGAAAAGGAGAATATCGCGCGAGGCGCGAGGTATCACACCGTCACTGGGGACGTTGTCCGCGCCAGAAACAGGGCCAGCTATCAGAAGTTCAAGGAAAAGCGGAGACTGTCTAGGCAGGCGGCGTACGCGAAAAACCTGCCAACGAATATGCTGTGCCGCTCTAGAAACAGAGCGGTAGAAATTGGCGTTCCGTTCGACCTGACTCGAGCTGACATCGTCATACCAGAAACGTGTCCTGTGCTTGGAATACCCATAAGCACTACGGCGAGAGGTCGTCAGAACGACAACAGCCCGTCGATCGACAGAATCGACAACTCGCTTGGCTACACGCGCGAGAACATAAAAGTCGTTTCCTGGAGAGCCAATCGACTTAAAAGTGATGGGCACATCGAAGACTTCGAAAAGATCCTCAAGTACATGCGAAGCAACATTAAGATCGAGCGAGGAGCCGCCTAGGCTCCCTTCACGGTTTTGGTAGTTGCTGGCGCGGAAGTTCCGCCGATTGCAGCGATGGCCGCATCGAGTGAGTCGATGCCTTCCGGCTTCTCGGCGTCGCCGCGCTCCGCTGCCCAACGCTTCACGGCTGCGGCCTTCGCCTTCGCCAGCGCGTCCTTCGGCGAAACGAAGTCGCCTACGATGCTCGTTTGCTTGTGCGTCTCGGCGTCGGCCGCGATAAGCTCTGAGCTATTCAGCCTGTCCCGGTAGTACTCGGTCACGGGCAGCGTCGTAGGCTCGGAGAAGTCGAAGGCGAACCGCGTCTGCTGCCGCGCGTCGCGGTAACGAGACTCTTCCTTCGACAGTTTCTCGAGCAGCCTTGTCTCTTCGGAGTCGAGCTTGGCCCCAACGAACCTACGCGACGTCATGCCGACGTGCTCCGGCATGTCACACGGACACGCGCCGGCCGGGTAGCCGTCGTGGTCGATGTAGACGTAGGGGTTCGGGTAGACCTTGAATGTCTTTTTGGCCATTCGGGGTGCCTTGCAGGCTCAGAGTTTCGCGACGGCGAGATCGCGCGCGCGGTCAGGCGTGGTGATCGTTAGATCCGCGCCTTGGATGGCGGGGAAGTCGGCGACGATGTCGAGCGTGCGCTGCTCGGCAAGCTCGAACTGGACGCCTAGCTTTTCGAACGACGCTGACTTACGGTCCGTCTTCTCGTCGACGACGTGAATTTGGATCGGCTGGCACTCCCACGCGCCGCAGACGATCGAGTAGATGCCGGCAACGCGGTAGATGACGCTGCCGAGCGATGCCGCCGTCTCGTCTGCGTCGCCAGCCATGACGTATGCGGGATGCCTACCGAGCTCGATCGCGTGCGCGATCTGCTTGTGGATACGCGAGAACAATGTGACGCGGTCGCGCTGCCTCTCCTGCGCCTTGTCGGGCAGGATCCAGAAGAGCTGCAACGTGTCGTGCGATAGATCTATATCTTCGGACAGCCGCTCGACTCGGTTGCCACCCGTTCGGAACAGATAGAGCGACGGCAAAACCTTATCGTTCAGAACGAACCGACGAGGATCGTGCGTGAAAGCGTGGCGAACGACGTTGGGGAATGCCGTCTCTGGAAAGACGGTGTGAAAGTCAGTCGCGGCGTCCGCGTTGATGCACGCCTGGAGGTAATTCGCGATTCGCGAAAGCCCTGGGTCGCCTGCCGCTTCTCCGGCTACGGGCGTCTCGAGCGTGAGCGCCGCCGCACCGAAGGTGTCGCCCATTACGCTGCGTTGAAACGCCGTCCTGCTTGCTCTGCGGCCTCGTCGATGCCTGCCGTGAGCACCGTCTCAGCTTTGGTGGCCGCGCGATCCATGAAGCTCTCGCCAACCTGCCCGGACTCCCAGGCATCGACGTACGACGCGTACTCTTCGCCGGCCGTGATCTGCCCTTCGGCGCCACGGTCTGTAAGTATGAACGCCTCGTCACCGTGAATCGATGCCGTGAGCTGAGTGGTGCGGTCCTGGTAGAGGTGCGTGTTGACAGCTTCCTTCGCGCCTTCGAGGCAGGCCTCTCTAACCGCGGTTGCAATGCCAGCGTTGAGACCGCGCATGCCTTCGCCGCGCCACGCGCTCTCGATGTCCGAGATGTCGAGATCGATGACGATTCCCATGTCAGTTCGCGCCCAATGCTCGCCAATGCTGTCGGTCCACAATCAGGACACCATTGAGGTGGTCGATCTCGTGCTGAAGCGCGACCGCTACCTCAGCGTCCTTCGCGTCGAGCGTTTCCTGCCCGTGCTGGCGAAGGTGCTCGACGACGACGCGCGCGTACCGCTTGAGCCGTACCGTCCTACCGGGCAGAGAGAGGCATGACTCTTCGGAGTCAATCGATCCTTCCGCTTTGACGATGCGAGGGTTGACGAACGAAACGATGCGACCGCCGATGCAGTTGAGAACGATGACGCGCTTCGCTACGCCGATCTGGATGGCTGCTAGCCCAGATCCGTTCGCCGACTGCACCGCGTTCGCCATCTGCTCGATCAGACGGCCGACTTCCGGCGTGAAGGCTTCGACCTCGCGGCTGCGCTTGCGGAGGAGCTTGCTTGGGTGCGTGAGGATGCTGCGAACCTGGTCCACAGCTACCAGCCTCGCCGCGCGCTGGATGCCACGACGGCTGCCACGTTGACCGTGGACGGCTCCGGCTCTGCCACAACGTCGAGCCTCGTCTTCCCGTCGCGAAGTTTCTGGAGGTCGCACTCCGCAGCCTTCATCAGCTTTTCCCAGTCGTGCCTGACGTAGGAAGGGAACCGCTGCGCCGCGTAGGCCACAGCAACGTCAAGTGAAAGCCGTACTACTTCGTGCGGAAGAACAGATGCCACGACTTCGAGGTCGTAATTGCCTCTCAGATAGCTTGCCACCTTGCTCGACGAATCAGCGCACAACGTGGCGATCGGATCCGCGTCTGGGTCGCCGTTGTCGTCGTCGTCGAAGATCTGCTGGACCGTCGCCTTGGACAGTCGGCCCTCAACATCGGCGAGTACGATGTACGGGTACGCCAAGATCCACCTCGACTACGGAGCGACACGCCTCGAGACGTAGCTGATGCGAGCGGCATTCATCACGATGGCGTTCGTTGTGTGCGCGGCAGGAGTGAGCTCCACAGTTTTCAGCGCGCCGCCGTTGATGGTGCCGTCGGCCGCGCCAGCGTCATCAAAGATCGCCGCCACCGTTGCGGGCGACATCGCGTCTTCGAGGTCGCCACGCGTCCAGTATCCCATCGACGTTCCGGTTGGACCTGACTCATACTGCTAGTGTCCTGGGCGGGTAGCTGAGCCTCGCCGTCATCAGTTTGATCGCATTGGTGGTGTGAGCGGCTGGCGTCAGTTCCAGCGTCACGAACGACGCGGTATCCGGGATGCTGGTCGCTGGAATCACCGCAGTGATCTTGTGCGTCGTGGCGCTCTTAGCTCCGTCTGTAACGGTCGTGCTGACGAGCGCTCCGTCGTCCCAGCTTGTCTCCGCCGTGAACGTTGCAGCGTCCGTCGTGCCGCTGTTCACCCACATTTCGATAGTGACGTCGTTCGTGCCGTCGAAGTCATTGGGCAACGTCTTCTGGATAGAAATGATCCCGTTGTTCGAGGCAGCCCAGCTAATCGACTGGGCTTCCTGCGCAGTGGCCCCAAGCGTCGGGCCTGCAGAATCGCTCGCCGGCAACCCGCCAACGGCGGCGATCGCGCCGACGGCGCCTGCAGATGAAACGATGCGAAAGTCGCCAAGCGGGAGAAGGATCTCCCTTGGCAACGCGTAGTACTGGCCTTTGTTGTCGTAGGGCATGTGGGCGTATTCCTGTGGGTGCGCCGGCGCTAGAGCGCGGCGATGACTTCTGTTGCCTGATGCTGCGAGAGGCCGGCCCTTACGAGCTCCTCTTCGTCCGCGCCGTCGAGATCCTCAACGGTCGTGTATCCGATGGCAGCCAAGGCGGTCCGGTTGGGGAACGATTCCGCGAGCGGCGTGCCGGAGATGGATTCCTGTTTGGACTGCCACACGGTGTCGAGGTCGGTGTCATCGTAGACGCGCGCCTCGATCCGCTTGTGAAGATAAAAGCGCCTGAGGTTGGTAACCTCGGCCACGTCAGCGACCGAAGTGGCCTCGGC